CATACTTTAATGAGGCCGACCAATGAACTTCCGACGCCCTACAGCCTCAGACCTACCAGTCCGCTTTATCGGACACGTTATGCCCAGTCATCCAGCCCGGCCTGTTACAGACTGGATGGAGGCCACCCGGCCACGGATGGGTGCGACGCAGCGGGCCTATTGCTGGCCGAACCTGACGAGGAAGGACGCGAGATGACTGCTCAAACGGCTGCGCTGTTCTTGATGACCGCGGTCGGGGTCGTCAGCCTAGCTTGGTTGACCGACGACTGGCGAACCACACCCACCCGGCAGCGTATCGCTATCGCCACATGGCTGGCCTTCTGGCTTGGCCCGCCGCTGTATTTCATCTGGACCAAGGGCGTGATGGGATGAGGTACCTGTCCTTGTTCAGCGGCATTGAGGCCGCGAGCGTGGCGGCGGGCAACAACCTGACAGGCCAGCGCATCGGCAGGTTGGTCGTGCAGCGCGTCGACGGGCGGACGGAAGACAAGCACCTCGCTTGGCTCTGCCAGTGTGACTGCGGTCGGACCAAGCGCGTTGCATCCAACAGCCTTCGGCGCCGGAACCCGGTTCAGTCGTGCGGGTGCATGAACCGCGACACCGCGCAGCGTAAGCGCCGCACTGGCGGTCCATGGAATGAAGGCAAGAGTTACGTCATCGACGGCGGGGAGCACTGCTACCGAACCCGGCACGGGTGGGCCAGAGCGGCGATCAAGCACTATGGCAACCGGTGTGAGCGTTGCGGATGGGACGCCGCTAGGTGTGATGTCCACCACCGAGAGCCGAAGGCCGGCGGCGGGACGCACACTCTGTCGAACGCGATTGTCCTGTGCCCGAACTGTCACCGGGTAGAGCATGAGAAAGGCCGCTTGACATGATGACCGGCGAAGAGTTGCGGGACGCCCGCGAAGACCTTAATCTCACCCGCCAAGAGTTGGCTGACATCCTGCGCTTCGGCGCGAACGGCGAAAGGCGGATCCGGCGCATGGAGCGAGGCGAGATCGAGGTTTCAGGCCCGGTGTCGGTCGTCATTGACGCCCTGCTGGACGGCTGGTCGCCCGAGGACGGCTGGCAGTCGGATGACGGCTGACGAGGTGGTTGCGCGGCTCACCGGCGGGGCGGCCTACCTGAGCCTCACCCATGGCGTCCTGATGATGGCTAATGGGCAGCGCATCCCGCTCGTGCGCATGTACGACAAGGACGGGGATCCTACGGTGCACGCCGACGAGGCCGTCACCTTCCTGCTGAACGGCCCGGACTGCGGCGCTCCGAGCGGCTACGTCCTGCTGCCGTGCGACATGTTCGACCTGCTGGGGACACTGCATTGACGTTCACCCGCGAGCAACTGATGGCCCTGCCCAAGGAGGACCTGCTGTTCCTCGACTGGCAGGCCCGCTGGCGCGCGACGGCCCGACCGGACCAGATGCTGCCCGAGACGGGGTGGTCGCAGATCGGCGTGCAGGCCGGGCGCGGGTACGGAAAGCAGCTTTGCAAGGAGACGCCGATCCCGACGCCCTCCGGCTGGCGGCGACTCGGCGACCTGGAGGTCGGCGACGAGGTCTTTGACGAGACCGGCGCCCCGTGCCGCATCGTTGCCACCTACGAGCAGCCCGTCACTCGCGCCTACCGCCTGACTTTCAGCGACGGGGCGACGATCACGGCCTGCGAGGACCACCTGTGGGTCACTTGGACTCACCGCGAGCGCAAGCAGTTCATCCGCCACCACCCCGAAGCCGACGATTTCCCTGAAAACTGGCCGGCGCACACTCAGCCCCTGTGGGATTCCCGCGGCAACGTCGTCGGGGCCATCGGACCCGAGGTGCGCACCACCGCCGAGATCGTTGACACGCTGGTTTTCGGCACGCGCGGCGACACGAACCACTGCATCCCGACCTGCCACCCCCTGCAATACCCCAAAAAGGCCCTGCCAATCGACCCGTGGGCGCTCGGCTACTGGCTTGGCAACGGTGCGACCGTAGGCCCCGGCATCAGCACCCACCAAGACGACACAGACCTCGTCGTGGCGCGCTACGAGGCCCTTGGCTACAGTGTGACGCGCTATGCCAACGGCAGAGACGGCTACGTCAAGGGCCTTTTGGGGCCGCTCAGGGCCGTTGGCGTGATCCGCGACAAGCATGTGCCCCGAGACTACCTGCAAGGCTCTGTGGAGCAGCGCGAAGCCCTTTTGGCGGGCCTGCTGGACAGCGACGGGCACTGCTCGCTGTCGGCGGGCCACATCGAGTTCTGCTCGACCCTGCGCTGCCTTGCCGATGCGGTGGTTGAGTTGGCGCGTTCCCTCGGCCAGAAGCCCGTTTTGCTGGAGGACCGGGCGCGGCTCAACGGCAAGGACTGCGGCCCGCGTTACCGGGTCAAGTGGCGCAGCACCTACCAGCCGTTCTCGCTGCCCCGCAAGGCTGCGGCGTGGCGCACGCCCGGCGCTCAGGCCCTGCGCAACCGGCACCGCATGATCGTCGCCGCCGAGGAGGTGGCGCCGGTGCCCATGCGCTGCCTGACGGTCGACAGCCCGAACAGCATGTTCCTGTGCGGCGAGGCGATGATCCCGACGCACAACACCCGCGTCGGCGCCGAGTGGCTCGGGCAGAAAGCCTACCGGGACACCAACAAGTTCCCGTTCCGGGTCATCGCCCCGACGCTCAACGACGTGCGGTTTACCTGCTTTGAGGGCCAATCCGGCCTGCTTTCAGTCATCCCGCCCGAACTCGTCGCCGACTACAACAAGACCAATCTGCTGATCACCCTGATCAACGGCGCCACGATCCGCGGCTTCGGCACCGAGGAGCCCGAGCGACTGCGGGGGCCAAACAGCGCCGGCGACTGGGGCGACGAGGTCGCGGCGTGGATCCGCGATCAAGAGGCGTGGGACCAGGCCGCGTTTGGTCGACGTCTTGGTGTCAATCCGCAGGTCGTCTGGACCTCGACGCCCAAGCCCAAGACCCTGATCCGCAACCTAACCGAGCCCAAGGCCGGACGCATCATCATTCGGGGCTCGACCTACGATAACCGCGAGAACCTCGCAGAGTCGTTCTACGACGAGTTGAAGAAGTACGAGGGCACCAAACTTGGCCGGCAGGAACTGGAAGGCGAACTGATCGACGCCGAGGAGGGCGGCATCATCGCTCGCTCGTGGTTCAAGTTGTGGCCGGCCAGCAAGCCCTTGCCCAAGTTCGAGTGGATCATCATGTCCCTTGACACGGCCTTCACCGAGCGCACCCTCGACAAGCGCACCCACGACCCTGACCCGTCGGCCTGCGCCGTGTTCGGCATCTTCTGGCACGAGGACGTGATGAACGTGCTGGTCCTCGACTGCTGGAGCGACCACCTCGGGATGCCAGACCTCATCACCCGGGTGAAGCGCGAGTTGAACGTGGCCTACGGCGACGACGAGGACACCTCGCTCATCAAGCCGATGTTCGGCCCCCCCAAACCCATGACCAGCGGTCGCAAACCCGATCTGCTCGTCATCGAGGACAAGGGCAGCGGCATCAGCCTGCGCCAGTCGCTGTCAAAGGAAGGCATACACGCCTACCCCTACAACCCCGGTCGCGCCGACAAGCTGGCCCGCCTGCACATGGTAAGCCACCTGTTCGCCCGTGGTTATTTTTGGCTACCCGAAAGCGAAAAGCGGCCCGGCAAGCCGCGCACTTGGACCGAGCCCGCGCTGGACCAACTCTGCTCATTCCGGGGCGGCGGGTCCATCAAGCACGACGACTTCGTTGACGTTTTCAGTCAGGCCGCGCGCGTAATCATGGACAAGGGCCTGCTTTCCGGTGTAAAGCGAGAAAGCAAGTCCGTCCGCGAGGCCCCGGCCCCGCCGAAAACTCGCGTGAACCCCTACGCTATCTGAGGCCCGCATGGATCCCGAAGACGATCAGCCGGAAGAGAGCGAGGTTTACGAACTGGAGGACGAGGAGACCGACGTCGTCGACACGGAGGACGGTGGCGCTATCGTCACGCTGGACGAGGATGACAGCGACGAGCCGTCCGCGGATTTCCTCCAGAACCTGGCCGAGACGCTGCCAGACACCGAACTCAAGACGCTGGCCAGCCAAATCCTTGAGTTCGTGGAGCGCGACCGGGAGGCCCGGTCCAAGCGCGACGAGCAGTATGAGGAAGGCATCCGGCGCACGGGCCTCGGGGACGACGCTCCCGGCGGTGCGGGCTTCCAAGGGGCCAGCCGCGTGGTCCACCCGCTTCTGACCGAGGCGTGTGTCGACTTCTCGTCCCGCGCCATCAAGGAGTTGTTCCCGGCGAACGGGCCGGTCAAGGACTTCATCCCCGGCAAGGTCACTCGCGACAAGATCGCCAAGGCGCGTCGCAAGACGGCCTACATGAACTGGCAGTTGACGAAGCAGGCGCCGGAGTTCCGCTCGGAACTGGAGCAGCTTCTCACTCAGGTGCCGCTGGGCGGGGCGCAATACCTCAAGGTCGGCTGGAAAGAGGCGAAGAACCGCCCCAGCTTCCTGTTCGTCGCCATCGACGAGATGCTCATCCCGTTCGCGGCGACCAACTTCTACACGGCGCAGCGCAAGACCCACGTCCAGTACCTGACGCAACTGGACTACGACCAGCGCGTCGCCTCCGGCATGTATCGCGACGTGGACCTGGTTCCGGTGGGCATGGACCCTGACCGCACCAAGGCGGACGTCGCCAACGACAAGGTCGAGGGTCGCGAGGAGACCGCCTACAACGAGGACGGCCTGCGCACGGTCTTCGAGGTCCACACCACCGTCGACATCGAGGACGACCGCACGGACGGGCCGGCGCCCTACATCATCACGATAGACAAGTCGACGTCCTGCGTCCTGAGCATCTATCGCAACTGGGACGAGGACGACGAGACCGAGGAAGAACTCCAGTGGTTTGTGGAGTTCCCCTTCGTGCCGTGGCGGGGCGCCTACCCCATCGGCATCACGCACATGATCGGCGGCCTGTCCGCCGCGGCTACGGGCGCTTTGCGGGCGCTCCTAGACTCGGCGCACATCAGCAACAGCCAGACCATGCTGCAACTCAAGGGCGCGGGCATCGGTGGCCAGACCATCGACATCCAGCCCACGCAAGTGGCGCAGATCGAGGGCGGCATCGGCGCGGACGACATCCGCAAGGTGGCCATGCCGCTGCCGTTCAACCAGCCCTCCGCCGTGCTGTTCCAACTGCTCGGCTTCTTGGTGGAGTCGGGCAAGGGCGTCGTGCGCACCACCATGGACGACGTGTCCGATGGCAACGCAAACGTGCCCGTCGGCACCACCATGGCGAAGATCGAGCAGGGGATGGTGGTGTTCAGCGCCATCCACATGCGGCTTCACAACGCCATGGGCCGGTTGCTGGACATCCTGCATCGCCTCAACGGCATGTATCTCGACGACGATGCGCAGGAGGATGAACTCGGCGAGGAGATCGCGACCCGGGCTGACTTCGCCGGGCCGATGGACGTCATCCCCGTCAGCGACCCCAACATCTTCTCTGAGACCCAGCGCATCGCGCAAATCCAGACCATCGCCCAGCGGGCGGCGGTCCAGCCGAACCTCTACAACGCCCGCAAGGTGGAGGAGCGGATCCTTGAGACGCTGAAGGTCCCCAACGCCTCTGACCTGCTGGTGCCGCCCGTCGAGCCCAAGGAGCAGAACGCGGTGGCCGAGAACGTGGCCATGACCATGGGCCGGCCCGTCATCGCCTTCCCGCAGCAGGACCACATCGCCCACTTGGAGGCGCACCTCGGCTACATGCTGAACCCGGTGCTTGGCGCCAACCGGCTGATCGCCCCGCAGTTCCTGCCCGGTGTGCTGAACCACATCAAGGAGCACATGGCTCTGTGGTATGCCCAGCAGGTCTACGAGTTGAGCAATCAGGCGACCGGCATGGACATGGGCGACGCCGTGCGCGAGAACAAGAGCGTGGCGGACAAGCAGTCCTTCGACCGGATGCTGGCGCAAGCGTCGAACACCGTGTCGCAGCGCGCCGCCGAGGCGTTCGGCGACATGCCGCCGGTCATCGAGCAGGCCGTGCAGATGCTCCAGTCCATGTCGCCGCAAGCCCCGCAGGACCCCGCTGTCCAAGCCGCCATGGCCGAGACCGAGCGTCGGGCGGCTGCGGATCAGGCCAAGGCGCAATACGACGCCCAGCGCCTCCAGATCGAGCAGCAGGACAATCAGGTCGACGCGCAGATGCAGCAGGCCAAGCTGGAGGCTGAGATGCAGGCCGACCAGATGCAGCAGCAGGCCGAGGACCAGAGGTCTGCTATGGAGATGCAGGCTCGCGTCGCCATGAACGACGCCGACAACCAGACGGCCATGTTGCTCGCCCAGATGGGCGGCGACGAGCCGGCGGTGAACCCGAACCCCAACCCCCAGCCCTAGAGGACACCCCCCTGATGGCCAAGCCGACTGACAAGACCAAGGGGCCGGTCCCCCAGCACCACATGCTGGCGACGACCGGCAAGCCGCGCCCTGACAACGCGCGCAAGGGGCCGCTGCCGCCCAAATGAATCCCGACACGCTGATCAGGAGGCTGAAGGAGGCGCAAGCCGAACTCGCCCGGGGCCTCCTGATTACGCCTTCTGGGCGGGACGCCTTCGAGTATGGCCGAGCCGTCGGTCTCTATGAGGGATACGAGAGAACCTGGAACCTGATCGCGAACCTTTTTGAGGAATCGGAACGCGGCAAGTTCGACATCTAAGGAGCACACATGCAAAGCCTTGCAAACAAGATTACCTTTGACTACGGCACCGTGGACGAGGCGTTTCCGCCTTGCGACCCGCAGTTTGAACCGGGCGGCTCGCGGATTCTGGTGCAGTTTCGCACCCCGAAGAGGAAGACCAAGGGCGGCATCATCCTGACTGCCGACACCCGCGAGACCGAGCACTATAACACTCAGGTGGCCAAGGTTCTCGCCGTTGGCCCCCTCGCCTTCCACAACCGCAAGACGATGGTCTTGTGGCCTGAAGGCGCGTGGTGCGCACCGGGCGATTTCATTCGCGTCCCAAAGTACGGCGGAGATCGCTGGACGGTCCCGACGTTGGACGGGACAGACGAGGCCATCCTCGCCCTGTTCAACGACCTCGACACCCTTGGCCGAGTGACGGGCGACCCGCTCGCCGTCAAGGCCTTCATCTAGCCTGAAGGAGCCGTTCATGGCTGACGTTATGACCGAAGACGACGACATCGAGATCGTAGAGGTCGATGAGATCCCCGAGTCCACCGAGGAGCCCGAAGCCGCGGCGCCGGAGCCCGAGGCTGAGGAGCCCGAAGACGAGGACGACGATGAGGACGACGAGCGCCTAGCGGAGAGCCAGGACGACGCGGAAGACGACATCGTCAACCGCAACCGCGTCAAGCGGCAAAAGCGCCGGCAGGCCCGCAAGCAGGCCCAAGAGCGGCTTGAGGCCGAGGTCCGCGCCTTGCGCGACATCAACATGGAGTTGGCCCGCAAGGTCAACAACATCGAGGGTGTCCACCTCACACAGGCCGAGGCCAACCTCGCCAAGCAGCTTGACGTCGCTCGCGACGAGGTGCGTCAGGCCGAGACGATCATCGCCCGGGCGGTGGAGGCAGGTAACGGAGAGGACGTGGCTGCGGCCATCCGCCTCCGCGACGAGGCGAAATACCGCGCCGATCAGGTCGCCGTTGAGCAGCAGCGGTTCACTGAGACGCGGCGTGACCCGTCGCCACCTGTCGACCCGCGTGTGCGCACCTACGCCACGCAATGGGTGCAGGCCAACCCGTGGTACAACCCGAACGGCAAGGACGAGGCGTCGGTTCTCACCCGTCGCATCGACCAAGGGCTTCTGGCGGAGGGCTACGACCCGACGACCGAGGGCTACTACCGCGAGTTGACCCGTCGCGTGGAGGCCCGCTTCGGCGGCGCGTCCGCTCCCGCCGAGGAGCCCGCTCCTGCTCCGCGCAAGAAGGCTCCGCCGATGGGCGCCACCCGCGAGCACACTCCGACTGCTGGCCGCAAAATCCAAGTGCGTGTGACGCCGGAAATCCGCCAATCCCTTGAGGAAGCGGGCTACTGGGACGACCCCGCCATGCGCAACAAGATGCTCCGCCAGATCGCCGAACGGCAGAAGAACACCCACCGGTAAAAAAGGACGCGACAATGCTTGAAGATGATGATAGGCTTAAGAAGGAAATCGGTGCTGGACGCCGGTCCCGCGCCTCGGAAGACCGCAATGTCACCGAGGACCGCGTGAGGACTGATGACGACCGGCTCGCCATGTTCCGTATGCAGATGCACAACGATGCGCTGCCTGACTTGCCTCCGATCCCCGGCTACCACGTGTGCTGGTTGACGACGACTAACCCCCGCGACAGCATTCATCGCAGGATGATGCTGGGGTACAGCCCGGTGACTGCGGAAGACGCACCCGGTCTGGATTACGCCACCCAGAAAACGGGTGAGTACGCAGGGATGATCGGCATCAACGAGATGCTCGCGTTCAAACTGCCATTGAACCTCTACGAAGCGTTCATGCAGGAAAACCACCACGACGCCCCCGCCCGCGAAGAAGAACGCATGGCCGACACCACCGAGAGCCTGGTGGAAGAAGCCAACAGGGCAGGGTCACAGGTGCAGATGGGTGACGGCACGGCATCGCTTCGCTCCAGTCCTTCCGTCCGTGGGGTCTTCACCTCATAGGGCGGGTCCATAAACCCACTCGAATGAGGTAAGACGCATATGCCCGCGACTTCCCAGCCGTTCGGCCTTCGTCCCGTCTATTCACCTAGCGGCGTGATTCGTCCCGTCGCTATGTCGATCCTGACGGGCTACGGCGTGAACATTCTCCAGAACCAGCCGATCAAGATCGGCACCAACGGCACCGTCGAAGCCGCCGCCATCGGTGAGCGCTTCGTCGGTGTCTTCCAAGGCGTCGAGTTCACCGACAGCGAGGGGCGCCGCCGCGTGTCCAACCGCTGGGTGGCCTCCACTGCCGCCACCGACATCGTGGCTTACGTCACGGTCGATCCGACCATCGTCTACGAGATCCAGTCCTCGGCGACCATCGCCGTGGCCGACATCGGATCGCAGGCGGACTACACCGTCATCACCGCCGGCTCCACCGTCACTGGCCTGTCGCAGCTTATGCTCGACGCCGCCACGCTGACTGCCGCCGCCAGTGCGTCGCTGCGGATCATCAACGCCTCGCCCGGCCCCGACAATGCGTTCGGGGACGCCTTCGTCATTCTTCAGGTCCAGATCGCCGAACACCAGTTCGTCGCTGACCGCGTTGCCTTCTAAGGAGGACCCACACTATGGCTAATCCCATGAGGTCAACCGACTTCCGCTCCATCGTCGAACCGATCATGAATGAATCGTTTGACGGCGTGTACAACCAGCGCGCTGACGAGTGGAAGCAGGTCTTCAAGGAGTTCCAAGGCACCCAGCGGAACTACCACGAGGAAGTGATGCTGTACGGTATGGGCGCCGCGCCGGAACTCCCGGACGGCATGGCCGTCACCTACCAGTCGGGTGGCGTGCTGTTCCTCCAGCGGTATATCTACCGGGTCTACGGTCTGGCCTTCGCGCTGACCAAGGTCCTGGTCGAGGACGGCGATCACATCCGCGTCGGGCAGACCTACTCCAAGCACCTCGCCCAGTCTCTGGTCGAGACCAAGGAGACCCTCGGCGCCAACGTCGTGAACCGTGCCTTCAACGCCGCGTTCCCGGGCGGTGACGGCGTGGCGCTCATCAGCGCTAACCACCCCATCGTCAACGGCACCTTCTCCAACCAACTGAACACCGCTGCGGCGCTGTCTCAGACCTCGCTGGAGCAGATGCTCATTCAGATCCGCAACGCCGTGGACAACAACAACAAGCGCATCCGTCTGACGCCGAAGAAGCTGGTGATCGGTCCATCCAACACCTTCCAAGCCGAAGTGCTGCTCAACTCCGCGCTCCGCGCCGGCACGGCCAACAACGACATCAACCCCGTCAAGTCGATGGGTATGCTGTCCGAGGGTCAGGCCAACCTCGCTCGTATCACCTCGACCACCGCTTGGTGGATCCAGACCGATGCGCCCGAGGGGCTGAAGCTGGCCAAGCGTCGCGGCCTTGAGAAGTCCATGGAAGGTGACTTTGAAACCGACTCCATGCGCTACAAGGCAACAGAACGCTACGCGTTCGGGTGGTCTGACCCCCGTGGTCTCTACGGCACCGCCGGCATCTAAGGGATTGAGGCCGGGAGCAATCCCGGCCTCTACCCTGTAGCCTTGTAACCCCTCGGAGACTCGCCAAATGGCTCAAACTCACAACAACGGCCCTCTGGCTTCCGGCGACAAGCTGCCCGGTACGCCCGGCGGCAACAACATCGGGCTGGCGGTTCTGTCGCAGACCTTCCTGATCGACTTCGACGCGACCTTGGTGCAGACCCGTTCTGTTCTGCTCCCGGTCAACAGCCAGATTGTCAACATTTTCTGCGACGTGCTGACCGCCTACAACAGCGCCACTTCGGCGACGCTGACTGTGGGTACCGCTGCGGCGGGCACCCAGTACGCCTCGGGCGTCAACGCCAAAACCGCTGGCCGGACCACCCCGACCTTCACGGCGGCGCAACTGGCCGCGATGGACGACACCGGGACGAACGAAGGCGTGTTCGCCACCGTGACCTCTGTCGGTCAGCCGACTGCCGGTCAGGTCCGCGTGACCGTCAACTACGTCCAGACCACGGGCATCTAAGTTCGGGGGCCGGTCTTCGGATCGGCCCTCACCTCTTTCGGAGACGACACCATGCGTCCAGTGACAATCAGCCAGACCGGCATCGGCAACAGCGCGGTTGTCATTCCGGACTACATGCTCAACCCCTTCAACATCGGGGTTGCTGTCCGCGTGACGGGCACCGTCACCTACACGGTTGAGCACACGTTCGACGACGTGTTCGCCGCCACATTCAACCCCGCCACGGCCACCTGGTTCGCGCACACGACCCTCACTTCTCTTTCGGCGAACGCGGTCAGCAATTACGCCTTCGCCGTCCGGGGGATCCGCGTCACCGTCACCGCCGGTTCCGGCACAGCATCACTGACCATCGTCCAGTCGGGCGTGGCGTCTAATTAAAGGACACTGGCATGACCGACACACTCTCTGTTGGCGGCGGCAATACGGACTTCGCCGCGAAGGTGGCGCTGGCTGCCGAAGGTGGGTCCGCTTTCGTGGGTCGCATTAATCTGCTGCGGCAGGTTGAGGAGGCGGCGGCCAAGGCCAAGCAGGATCTCGGTATCGCGGGCGACGCAGCAGTCGTCTTCGAGCAGGCCAACGCCAAGCTGGCCGAAGCCAAGGAGCGGGTCGCCAAGGCCAAGGCGGAAGCCGAGGCCGTCTTGGTCAAAGCCAAAAGCGCTGCCGACGACACATCGGAGAAAGCGAACGCCACGCTCGCTGAAGCGGAGAAGACCCTTAAAGCAGCCACGGCTGAAGCCAAGGCTGTGCGAAGCGAGGCGGACAAGGCGCTTAAGGCCGCCCAAGCCGAGGCTCTGGAGATGGTTCGGTCGGCCAAGGCCCAAGTGGGGGACATACAGCAAGCGTCTGCCGGCGCGCAGGCGGCGCTTTCCAGCGCCCTTGACCGCAAGGCCAAAGCCGAGGCGTCCGCCGCAGTTCTGGAGGGCGCCGCTCGCGACTTTTTGACTGCAATCAGGGGTGCCACCGATGCCGGTTAACTACAACACCAACGTCAAGAACAGCCGCATGACGGATGTCCGCGACGCTATTGATGCGGGTTCGGGTCCCGGCACGTTGGAAATCTGCACGTCTGGCTACGCGACTGTGCTGTCGACGATCACGTTGTCCGACCCGTGCGGCACAATTTCCGGCGGCGTGTTGACGTTCAGTGGGACGCCGATAAGCGCTACCGCGTCTGCCAACGGCACGGCGGCGCTGGCGCGGTTCAAGGACTCCACCGGCACTGTGGTCGCGGACGGCCTGACGGTCGGCACCAGCGGCCAGAATGTCACCGTCAGCACCACGACGTTCACTTCTGGCCAAAATGTTGACATGACCTCTGCCACGCTAACGCACGGGTAAGGCACATGGCTGACAACGTAGGCTACACACCCGGCTCAGGTGAGCGTGACCGCCTTCACCCTGAACGCCGGCGGGGCGTGAGGCCATGAGCCTGGCCGAACGTGTCGCCGCCGCCGATCTCGCCGGTCTTCCAGACTGGCGGGTCGCCGAGCTGCTGAATATCCCTGACCCCAGCCTTCCGGAGGTTGTCACCCTGGAGCAGACCCTTCTGGGGCCGGCGGGCATTATGGTCGCCCTCGGCCCCGAGGCCGGGGCGCGGGTTCTTAACGCCATCGAAGCGGGCGCGGTGCAAGACGCGATGCTGCGCTGGGTCTTCTACATTCTGAAGGACGGCGGGGTCGATATGGCTCACGCCTTTGTCCGCGCCGGGCTCGACGACCTGGCGGCGGCGACGGTCATCACCGCCACCGACGCGCAGATTCTGAAGGCTAGCGCCGAGCGCCGCCGGTTCCCGTCTTGGGCGGAGCATAACCAAATCGAGGTGACGGCCCGGTCGGTGGGACTGGCCCGGGGAGCAGTGGGGTAGATCATGGCTGTCGCAAAATGGGCAACCCCAAGTGCCCGCTCTTCAAACTTTGCTGGCACGACGCTCAACTCTCTGGCCAACGCCGGGGAGTCCTCCGTCGTCACCTACGACAACAGCACGAACCGGGACCTTTACGGCCTGGTGACCATCAAGCTCGGCTCCATCACCCCGGCGACGGGCGGCTCCGTCTCCGTCCGGGTCACGCTGAATGACGGCACGGACACAGCGGACAGGGTCGGCGGCGACCTCTATGTGGTGCCCCTCACCTCGGGCGCGAGCGCAAAGGTGGCGGTCATCAACATGGTCCGCCTCTACCCATATTCAATGCGGTTCTCAGTTGTAAATAACGCTGGGGTGGCCTTGGCGGCTTCGGGAAATGAACTCTACGTCCGGCCCTGGAACGAGGACGTCTCCTGATGCCCCGAGGCGTCTCGCCTGTCGATGAGGCACGGCTTCAGGCGCGGCTCTGGACGCCAGCGCTAGTGCTTCCAGCGGTGTGGCTGGACGCCGCCGATCTAAGCACGATCACCATTGCCACGGGTGTCAGCGAGTGGCGCGACAAGAGCGGGAATGGTCGCCACATGACGGCTCCTGGTACTCAACCAGCATTGGCCGCAAACTCGCTAAACGGG